TCTACTTCCAAATGATTAGTGGCCCACATAAGGCGGGACCATTCATCATCAGTAAATTTTAATCTATCTTCCACTTATGGTTTCCAATAATCAAAATATCTCTGTCTTCCTTCCTCTAGCTCATCATCCATTTCTGTCTTAACTATTCGTAATTTAGGTCTATCAAAAAATGGAGCAATAGTATTTCTGGAATCTTGAATTCTAGATGAGATTCTTATTTTTTCACTTTCTCTTTTCATCACAAAAATTCTGTTTAGTACATACTCTATATAAGTCATACTCCTATTTAGACTATTTCGTAATACGGACCTTCCCAACCCCATTCTTTGGCATCTGTAGTTCTAATCCACTCATACTCGCTTGTTAAAATTCCTTGGCGAGAATCGTGCATAACTACAGTAATGGGAATTATTTTACCTGTTTCTGTATGTTTTAGGTTTAACTTCTTACCTCTACGATACAGTTTAGGTTGTGTTTTTGGTTTCTTCACAACAAAAGAGGTGGACTTTTATCTCCTATCCTCTCTTACTTGGTTCAATTCATCTTTCCAATTACGCTTACGATACTTCTTTTGGTTGTAACGTGAAACAAGATCATCAGACAATTCTTGTAATCTGGGCAAACAAATATCATCAGCCCATCGTGTAAGTTCAGCATTATCAAACTCCAACTTACGGACTCTTTTCTCTGACTGTTCCAATTTATAAGACAAATGGGCAATTCTTCGCTTTGCCTCATCAATATAGGATTCTTTTTCTTTTACCTGTTCATTCATAATCAGTAAGCTCCTTCACTTTATCTAATGTAATCAACCTAAATTTATTAGCTGGTACTTTTAAAAATGGCTCATAGTTTTGTATCAATTTACTCAACTCAGGCCACACAAATTTTTCTTGTATCTTAATGTCAAACACTTCCCGGAATCGTAATAACCTTTCTAGTATCACTAAAGTTTCTAATGTTATTTTATTTCCTAAAAATGACTTTACTATTCTTGGGTGTTTTCCTTCAGTACTATTAAATAGTATATCAAAATTTTCAGCTGGTGTCAAGAGTTTTTCCAAATCATTGCTATAAACATACTCTAAACTTTGATTTATCTTTTTGTGGGCTGTCCAATTCTTTTTATTGAAGTCTCCAATCCACTCAACACCACGAATAAAATTAGCCAAATAATATTCTAAAATTTCTGGGTCTGATAGTTTGGTGGATAAACGGACAAACTGATATTTGTCTTTGCGTTTCTCAAAAGCCTGAAGTGAAGCATTAGTTTTAGCATTATACTTGTAGTAATCATACTCGCCTCCAAAATGAAGTTTGAGGGCTAGATAATGCTGATAAGCTTCAAATGAGTCCATATAACTCACAGAGGTAACGAGCTGGTTTTTGGTAAGTAATTCAATTCTTCAGCATCATACTGTATCTTTTCTTTCATCGCCTTGTCCATCCAACGAGTGCAAGTATGTGCTTCCAAACCATTCTGTTCACAATAATACATTATAGCTTCTAGATGGGTCAGGCGTTTAGTCCTAACCAAATCTTCTATAATGATTGTAAATTTTTTAGGTGTAATTTTAGTTGCCATAATAAAAATCTCAAAAATAAAATGCCCCTTTTTGGTAACAAGGAAGAGGCGACTCCCCGCGAAGTTATTACGCTGCTAGCGCATATTCTCCGTAGTAGTAATCGTCATTTGCGGTTACTTTAAGTGTCAGATTCCTCGGATATCTTTTCGTTCCGTCCGTCGATACTAGTCATCCCCAATTTTCTGCGTAACTCTAAAATTCGGCCCCATTGTATAGTTTGTGGTTTTAAATTCTCTGGATAGTTTTCAATATCTTTTTCAAGCCTATCCAGTTCCACTTTAAACAATGTGTTTCTCTCGTCTGGCACTTCACCCCAACAAATGCTTCTAGACCATTCATTTGGAGTATAGTACCATTCAGGCACTCTTTCAATCTGCCCATGGACATTACTGCCCACAAGAGTATTTTTGGTGGAGATGGCGGGATTCGCACCCGCGTCCGATCCGTCTACTAACATATCGTCATCAGTATCTTTCACATTCTTATTTAGTGATTGTGGTTTTTATGATGCTCCGAATGTGTATCTAATGCTATAACAATCGAAATACCAGCACTATAATCACCTCTTGAAAAATCATCATCAAAAGGTACTGTTACATTAGGCCTGATTGAAAACCTGTCCGACAAAGGTAAAGTATAACCTAAGGAAAGGTCTAGACCATTATAATCAAAATCATCAACGTCCCAGTAAGTTGTAACATCACCATCCAAACCAGCAATGGCATAACCTGTTCCGAATTCGGCATCAAATTCCGTTTCGTTTACATTCCAATCTAATTTGGTATCAAGATTGATTCCAACAAGACTGAATCCGGTAGACAGCCCAACAACACTATCATTATCTTCAGTATATTCATAATGTATAGAACCAGTCAAACCTGAAAAGTCAATCACATCTAATTCTGTACCAAGTTGTACATCATCAGATTTATATAAAGATAAACTGCCATATTTTACTTGAAGTTTATTTTTATCTTGGTCGACTAATACACTTGTGTCGCCAGACCTTACGGTCAAATCATTTTCTACATCAACACTCAGAGCATATGACGCCATAGGTGCCATAAGCGTAAGAGCTAACAGATACTTCTTATTCATTCTTTTTTCTCCTTTAAAGTTTGAATTTTATTTCATTGAGCCTCAAGAGAGGTCATGCCTCTTTAAGTTGCTAACTCCTCTACAGTAAGATTGGAATAAAAATATTCCATCACTGTATCAAGTTTGTTCAAATAATCAGCAGTTTTCTTTTCAAAAATCTGGATTTGGCCATCTTCAGCTACCATCATAATAACAAGTTTCTCAATACTTATTTTGGTATGCTCTTCATACATAGAAGCATAAGCAGCACACTGAATAAAGTAATCCTCAATCCATTCTTCTTTCTTTGGTGTTGTAGTTGTTTTGAAATCTACCACTGCCAACGTATCTTCATAAACTCCGATAAAATCACATCTACCAGCAACCTGATACTTGTCTGAATACATATTTTGCTCTTGCAAAACAATCTCACCAATACTTTTATCTAAATATGGCCTCATTTCACCAAACATACACCACGCTAGAAAATTCTTTTCTTTATGGTGTGCAATATCTTCCATACCATTCAAATAATCTTCACAGATATTATGAAAGGCTGAACCTCGGCGGGCTGCCTTACCAGAAATGATACCGGCCTGTTGTTCACCAACACGCTTTCGCCAAGCCTGGAGGCCTTTTTGTTTGTCTGGGTTTCTACCCAAAACTGTGGTGATGCTGGGGTACTTATGACCCTCCGGAGTTTCATAGAACCTCATACCGTTTACGTTATGTACCGGTAATTCTGGGAATTCTATCCGCGCTTTAGGGTCATAGACCTTTAAATAAGTTTCTTTATCCATAATATAATTATCTCACGTTTTTAGTTGAAAGTCAAGGGTTATTATACTTTTTTATCAAATCATTTTTACTGATAGATGGATTTCCTGCTGTATCATACTTTGAAGAAAAATCATCCCAGTTTATCGCTACCATCTTCAGATATACTTCATCACTACCTTTTATCAAATAGTGTGATGATGGTGATTTGGTAAAATTCTTATGGGTCCACCCAGCATTAACACCTACTCGCTGAACTACAAAATCTGGGTCACTATCTACAAACTCAAAATCTGGGTGTGTTGTTTCTACTTTTATCATCGGTCGTTGAGCACCAAACTTCCAAACCTGCCAGACACAAGGCACATCATATATTGTTCCATCTGGTAAATGAAATGAATTAGAAGGCAACACATTCTCTAGTATCAAATTGAATCTTTCGGCCAACTTGTTTATTACTGACGCCTTCCTAAATGTTCTGGGCAATACAAATGCAATCGTATCAGCAAATGTCGCAGCCTGATTAAAAAACTTTACTGCCAACGATGAATTCTTGCCGAATGGTGGATTACCTATTACCAGGATCCTTTCACTGTTAAATCTAGAAAATCTATGAAAGTTAAAAAAGTCTTGTTGTATTACACCTTCAGTTTTGGGTTCTAAGTCAATACCAATTTTTTCACCAATAATTTTGTGATAGAATGCTCCACTACCAGCAGAAGGTTCTATCACAACATCATAGTCCTTAAAGGATATTGTAGACACACATTGGTCCACAATATCCGCGTTAGTGAAGAATTGATCCAATCTCACTTATTGAAAGTCCGTGCTGGTGATTTGCGTTGTATGAAAGGCAAAGAAATACCACGATAGGTTTTGGTGTATTTTTTATAAGGTACACCACTATCTATAAGGTCCTGAATACCAAGAGTACACTGGACACGCCGTTGTGTTTTGCTATCTACTTTAGCAGCAATACCAATAATGCCTTTGCCTTCCTTATTATGTATGTTTTGACGCTTTTGCTTCCAAAGCTTTTTGTTAGCAGATTGTCCCGCTTTACCGTGTGGAATGCTCTTTACATAAGCATCGAATTTTTTGAGTGTGCCAAGTTTGATACCCGACCACAACACCTTATGATGCGAAGGGTCCAAATAAAACTCGTATATGGCAGAATAAGTTTTTACCTTTTTGCTTGTTTGCTCCCACACACCAACAATAAATGTAATATCGTTGTGCCGTGTACCTTGCCACATCCGAACGATATCTCCACAACCAACACCATTACCGTTAGTTACCTTAACACTACCGTTGAAGGTAGATAGGGTTCCTTTTACGATATCGAATTTAGCAGTATATCCACCCTCTATAAGAGTTTCGTACTCCTTCTTTGATTTGCCGTGAACCGCGAGGTGAATTTGATTTTCAAACTCGTCCCCGTGTCCCTGTACATTAGTAGATTTCATAATATAATTATCTCACGGCTAAGGTTATTTGTCAAGACATATCTTGTTTAAAAGATAATTTAGATTTAGCGATAAGGTAACTTCGCACCCAACCACTTCTAATAATGTCTCCTATACC